GTGAAGCCTTTAGTGTGGCTAGGTTGTCATCGTCAAGGATGAGGTCGATTGTGCAAGCACCGTTGCAATCTTGATAGGCTCCATCAAAACCCTGCATGTCACGGTTCTGTGGAAATACTTTTGCCCACTCGGCAATACCAGTTAGTTTTACTTTACGTGTAGCCATTTGGCCCTCCATTGTTAGTGTACGTCACTATAGCGTTGACCATATTGAATATCAATACCCAAGTCAACATTTAATTTAAGTTCTTGATTAAGTTTTTCAATAGCCCAATTCAATACATCGCTGTGTTCATTCTGTTCCCCTTGTTTTACTAGGTTGATAGACTCGTCATGAAACTGACCTATGATGTTTGGTCTACGTGTTCTGTAGTACGCAACCCACTTGTCAAAGCAGTATGCACCAGTTGATTGGTTAAGCGTAGAGAACACGTCCTTCTCATAACGAAGTGAATGCCAGAAACCACTGACAGGATTTTGTACCCACATCTCACCGTCGATCTTACGTATCTTTTGGGCCTCAGCAAAAGCCTTAACTGACCAGTTACGTTTCCAATAAGCATCGAGTAGTGCTTGAGCATGTGGTATCTTCATGCCAGTAGTACGAGATAACTTAGCTGCACCTACGCCATAGGTAGCTGAGTAGTTTACAACTTTATAGTTTTTACGCATTGCTTTTAAGTCGTCTCGTTCGTTTCTGTTATAGGCATCTATGTCGGATTGCGTGATAGCACCCGCATGTTTAGCCAAGTCTAAGTGTGGATCAAAACCTTCTTGAGACATTTCATGTACATACTTAGGATCATATGGATACATATAGTGTCTCTTAGTTGTGTCTTCAAGGGATGTCATGTCAGCACCGCAAAGAACGTAACCCTCTGGAGCAATCAAGCAGCCACGTATCTCTTTACCCCACGGTCTGTCTACCCCAGGAAGGTTGACCAAAGGTTTCTTATGTTTGAATCGTAAGGTGTTGGTAAGACCGTCAACCTCAGCACGAACGTAGCCGCCTTGCTCGCACTCGATGAATGCCTCAAAGATTTTAAGTCTGTGTTGCATCACAGTCAAACCTTCAAGAACCTCAACAGCAGGATTACTTTCGGCAATTAGCTTTACTGAGTCGGTTAGTTCACCATCCTTACGGACTTGAGGAATCTTTCTCTCTTCACCAGTCTCCTTGTTCTTATCATACTTGAAAGTGCAAGGTTCCCAACCAAGTGAGTACAACCAATCTTTGACTTGGTCAGTAGAGTTGGGGTTAGGTTCATCCCAACCTTTGATAATCTCTACTTCACCATCAAAGTGTGGCGGAAGGTTGTTCTCTTGTAGGAGGTCAAACCAACGTTGTCCATGAGCAGATGGAGAACCATCCTGCTTGAAACAATTCTTTGGCTTTCTTTTCTTGGTGGTCACCTTGCGCTTTGGCATCACTTGAATAAGCTCTGCCTCTTTGTCAGACTTCTGTCTAGTCAAGTCCTCCACACATCTCTGTGCCAACTCGATATCCAATTTCCATCCGACTCGTTCCGCTACTGAAGCACAGTCCATCTTGAACTCTAGATAGCGGAAGAACTTGTCCAGCTGTTTCTTGTCCTTGTAGATAAACATAAATCTTTTTAGAAGATTTTGCCACAATAGCCAGTTTATTTTTACATCCTCGGTACATCTGTGTGCATACTCCTTCTGAGTTAAGTTATGCCAATCATCAATCTGAGGTTTGGGTACACCAAAGTCCTCACCAAAAGACTCAAGGCCATGCTTAGGTCGGTCGTAGTTTATAACCCAAGACATAGGTAGTGTGTCAAAGAGACGTGCTGTCACCTTGATACCCAAGATCTTTTCTAGAAGTGGTACGTCATACCTGATAATGTTATGACCAATCAAACCACGTTGGTTTAAGATCAGATCACGCATAGCAGAGTAGTCGTACAAAGTTGTATAGTCTTTACCATCATGGGTATAGGATAAGCAGTGTATCTTTGTAGCCTGATCAAGTAGTCCGTCAGCTTCTACATCAAATACAATCATGCTGCTATATCACTCCTCTCGTAAGGTATCTCTTCTGTCAGGATCGTTGTCTCTGGATCGTAGTAGACTGAACCTGCTCTGCCCAACTTAGCAAATGGACGGTTCTTGTCAACAATAAATTCAGTGGTGTTCTGAAGTATTTCATCCTCGGACTCGGTGTCACGTTCAATCTTTACGCAGATAATTGCTTCCTCTTCAAGAGAGGCTGCATACTTTGTGCGTCCATCGTCGTTGACCTGTGATATAAATACCACACCGATGTTCAACTCCTTGGCAAGCTGCGCCATACGTGACCCAAGTGTGGTCAGAGTACTGGTAGCACCATCAACACCAGAGTTAGACAAGTAAGCCAGACGTTGTACGTGATCAACAAACACGAAGTCAGCACCGAAAGATGTGACTGCCATACGTGTGTAGTCAAGCAAGGTCAGAGGATCGTCATGCGACTGCATCTCAAAGATGATCGTCCTGTTGTTGTCAGAGTCAGCAATCTTGTTGGCTGCTGCTTCAACTTGATCAAGGGTGTAGCCATTGCGGTCTGCATCTTCTTTGGTACGGACGTTGACACCCAGCTCATACGTAGCCATAGCACGTAGGGTAGTGGACTTCATCTCTTCCATGTGAAGTAGAGCTACCTTGACACCCTCGTTGTGCAGTAAGCCAGTCTCGAAGTAACGGATCACCTCAGTCTTACCAGTACCACGGGGTGCTTTGATAAATGTCAGACCACCTTTAACCATGCCACGAATCTTTTCGTCAAGTCCTGCATGACCAGTCGGTACATATTCGTAAGGATTTTCTGTGCGTAATGCATTAGAGAAGTCCTCACTCGAACAGAAGAAGTTCTCAGGGCTGTACCGCATGGGCTTCTTAGCTGCCCACATCAAGTCCTTACCATCACCTGCTTGCAAGAAGTCATTGGCATCCTTGTGCTTGGACATAGGGACATACCAGAACTTATCTGGGAATGCTTGGTATAACTTGTCAGCTGCCCTACGTCCTGCATGATCAAGCTCACCTGCGTAGATGATCTCTTTGAAGGACGACAGATAAAGGTGATTGTGTGCAATGAACTTCTCACCGATACTTGCTGACGGCAGTGACTTCACGGGGAATGTCTTGCCCAGGATTTGATACAGTGATGCAGCATCGAACTCACCCTCGGTAAGATAGATACGTTGGGATGTACCTGCGTTGAACTCTGGACCGAACAGATGGTTCATGCCCATGCCCCGATCCTTAGTCCATGACTTAGACTTGTCATCCACCAGTCGGTACTTGACCGTGTGTGGATACTTGTAAGCATAACGTACAGGTCTGCCGTCTTCACCTTGCTGCAAGGCAATGCCATACAGTTCAGCTACATCAGCATCAAGGCCACGTATGCCCTCATGTGTTTGTGACACTATGGGTATGTCCATAGGGTTTCTCCTTTCTTTCAAAGGATATTCAGCCTTCACCCATTCAAATACCTCTGGCATATCCTTGGATGGGTAGGCTCTCGAACAAGAATGACAATGACCAAAACCGTCATCATTCCAATTAAAAGCGTCACTTGATCCGCAATCAGTGTACGGACAAGCTAAGTGTGGGTTGTCATTGTTTGCCACGATTAACCTCCAATCTGAAAGCCCCCTCGGGACTCTCCATTGCAGCATACAGATCTACGAGCTGTTGTAAAGACATAATTATAACATCATTCTTATCAGTCTTTTCGTTGTACTGCATCATGTATACACGGCCATCATCACTGATGATCACACTCACATCCTCGAACCTATCCTTCTCGTCAAGGGTACGGATGAATGCATGATCATATTCTAATTCAACTGTGTACATTATTCTTCCTTCAAACAGAACTCGCAGAAGTCAGATTGCGCTGGGCCACCACAAGATACGCACTTATTTGTACCAAACTCATACTCTGTAAGCTCGTCTGCTTCGTACTTGATGTGGTCTTGTATAAAGTCATAGACTACCTGAAGATCTAGCTTGGCTGCCGCACAGTAAAGAACTAGCTTCAACCCTTCTTCTTGCAGTAGGTTCCTGCACTTCTCATCCATGTGAAACTGATAGGTTGCGCTACCATCCTCATGTTCTTTGACTTCTTCTACACCGATAATTCCAGCATCTTTATTATGTTGTGTCATTAAAGCACATCCTTCTTCTGGTGGACCACTAACTAGTCCATGACATGACGGACATTTCATTCTGCATATTCCCTCAATGCTTCCCAGGATATTGGATACAGGTTTTCCATCTCCTCGTCAATAGCATCTGCAACTACACGAGTCTCTGCCTGTGTGTCATCCTTACAACGTAGGCTGCACATCTTGGCAAAGGCAAAGAGTGAACCAGACCAATACCACTCAGTCATTATAGACTGTGGCAATACCATACGTGCTTGTTCAGGTGCTACACCAGCTCTCAGAAGTTCCCTGTAGCAATACAAAGCATCTTGATATGCAAGAGATGGCATAGGGTAATCCCCATCATCAGGTATGTCCTCCCAGTGTTTATCAAGATCAACTGTACCATCACTACCCTGCTTCTTGTCAGCACTACGTCCACGCCATACAGGTGGCGTGTAGAACTCTGGCTCATCATCCACATACCTACGGCTGATCTCATTCCAAGGCATGTACTCGTGCTTGACTAGCTGACGTGCTACAAACACAGGTGCCTTAACATGGAAGGTAGCAAAGGCATGGTTGAATGGTGACTTGTGTTTGTGCTTGGCTAGGTACATGATCAGTCTACAATCTTTGGCAGACAGTGCCTTGGCCTCACCGTTGTGTATCCTAGGTAGCCAGTCAGACTTCTTACCAAAGCTAACCCTAGCTGCATTCACCACTGATAGGTCACTGCCCATGTGGTCTATGTACGTTACTTCAATCATTTTACTTTCACCCCCAGACAAGCAACTGCTTCACCCTGATGTCTTACCAAGACTTGTGCCTCATCAAGTGCAGCAATGCAATCTTCATTTTTAGAATAGGTACTCAACTGGTAGTAGTCAATACCTTGACTGCTTGTTAGTTGAAACCATACCAATACCCAAACCATTAGTCATACCTCTTTACTTTCCAGTTCACCCAGCACTCAAGACAATGCCCCTTTCCAAGGAACAAGTCAATAGCAAATACAAGGTGAGGTAAACCATCACGTTTTCTCTGCCAGTTCCTAGCACTGAATGTTTGTTGACCTTGACCACCAAGCATCTTGTTTAACCTGATGGACATTCTAACCAAGCGTTTATAAATCTTATTGTATCGGACCTTCATACCAATCATCCCAAGTTTCTGCAAGCTGATTGTGGAACTCCACGTCAGCTGCCATTAAAAATAAAAGATGAGCAAGCTCAGGTGCATACTCATCCTTGAGTGTTCCATCTTGGAAACACTTACCCCAGTGGCGGAACGTATCCGCAGGTATCTCTCTAGGTTTCTTCATTCTCGTACTCTCCGATCTAGTGCAGCTCTCGCAGTCTTCAAGCTGAACTTGTTGTAGGGGTTGAGGCTCTGCACATTCTTATGTCCAGATACCGATTGAATTGCAAGGTGATCTACCCCACTCTCGATCATCTGTACAATGGCAGTCTTTCTCAGGTCACCCACACGCAGATCGTCAGGCAGTCCTATAGCGTCCTTAACTTCTCCAAGCAGGGTAGTCATCTGAGCAATCGTTAGCGGCCTGTAGGCGTTGTCCTGTGGCCTGTGGTGAGGTACTACGTACGGTTGGAAGTCCCAGTCCTCCTTCTGCTGCTTGAGCATGGTGATTAGGTTGTCAGGAATTGGTAGCTCAACAGTAGCACCACGCTTACTCTGTGTGATTGTCACCACACCCTCGTCTAGGTCAAGGTTATCCCAAGTGAGGTTGCGTATGTCTACTGGACGTTGACCCCACTCGTAACACATCAAGACTATCAGTCCTATGTTTCTCCAATTAAAGTTGGTAAAGGCAGTGTCAAGAAACTTCATAACCTGCTCATGTGTCCAGACCACAGACCGTGGCTCACTTGTACGCTTACGTACTCGTGACATGGGGTTGACCGTGAGCTTCTCCATTGTGATCAGGTAGTTCATTACGACAGAGAAGATACGTGCATTATGATTCGCATTGGCAGTGGATGTCTCCGACTCCCAAGTATCATAGATCTCAGTGCATAATGGTACGTTGATGTTGTGGATCGAGATGTTGCCCAAGGTTCTACCATTTACAGACATACGACAGAAAGAATTAAGTGCTGTCTCATAACCCTTCTGTGAGGATGCTGCAAGAGAAGCGAACTGTCTGGTATGTAGGTATTCGTTTACGGCTGTCTTGAATCTCATATCTTTCCTATCCAGTGAGAACAATCGTCATGTGGATCATCCATGTCTAACTCCTAGGCTTGGCCCACCCCGCAGGACTCGAACCTGCAACCCCCTGATTAGAAGTCAGATGCTCTATCCAGTTGAGCTAGGGGTGGCGAACCTAAAGTTATACTTAAAGTATTTATTATTTCTACTAAAATAATTAAATACCTTAAGTTACTTTAAGTATATATGGGGTAGCACTTCATGTTGTCAAGGGGTCACCCAAAATATTTTTTACTGACACGAGCGGTGTAGTCATCCATGTAACTTGAGTAGGCACTTACATCGTCTATGTCGCAGTCCTCCATCAAGCCGTAGGCGGTGTAACCGTAACCGTCAAGTAACTCTGCGATCTTGTGAGGGTAGTCGATGACGAGTTGCTCAAGCTGACACACGTTCTCCTCATCAACTTTGTTACTATACTTAGACGAGTATCCCCAAGTGTCCTCAACAATAGATGGATCACGCTTGAACACTAACTGTGTCCAGTCAGCTAGACACAAGGCAGTCAGCAAAGTGTCAGCAAAATCAAGGTCTTGCGTCTCGTTTACACCATGCTGTCCATAGTACCCGACACTGATGTTGGTACACTCAGACACGATACCAGAGTACTCATTGCTGTCAGTGTAGGAGCCACCGTCATCAGCTTCTAGTTGTGGTAGATTGAGTGCCTTGGCAAAGGACTTGGCAAATGCATCTGATGCAGTACGCATACCCATCTGGTGTGTGATCACAGACTTGTCACCGTAACGATCAAAGCTGATCACTGCGTCAAGTTGTTCAAGCCACTCGGGATAGTCCATGATAAGGGCACGACTACCTTTGCACCCGACTTCTTCAGCTGCATGTACAACATACACACCCTCAACACCTTCTTCAATCATGCCAAGCATGAGCCACACACCAGTGGTACAGTCAGCACCAAGGCAGTTGGACTCTTTGGTATTGGCGACAGACACTACGTCATTGGTGACGACTAGCTTCTGCATACCGTCAGTCTTGTGTACTGTGTCATGGTGTGACGTGAAGCACAGGTTAGGCTTGTCACCCACGATGTGGATGTAGTTGCCATGATCATCTGGTCTACCGAACGTAGGTTCGAGAAACCGTTTGCAAAATTCTCGTTGCGTTAGGCTACCCTCTGGGCGTTTGTAACGCAGCATTTCAATTAAACTATACATCTAGTTCTAACTCCTCTTGAACTTCTTCCCATTCATTATCATCATTTTTCTGCCAGATACCTGGGTGTGAATCTAGCTCGTACTTGGATACAACGTCACCGTCAGTCAGTGTACACATAACCTCGTTGTGGTACAGCTCACCGTCCCAATCGGATGTGAAGTACTCGTCAATGCTATCGGGTGAGATGTAAGTGTCATCACACTCACAGTAGACAACGTCATCTTCATGCCAGTACTCGTGATCAGTACACATAATGAATGTGTCACCGTCATGAACGATTTGCTCATAGACTTGTACTGATTCGTGTTGACCGCCGTAACCGACACGCCAACAGGTAATGGTCTGATCTTGATGGACAGTCTCTTGCCAGTAGTCACAGTACACATGCTCGTCATAATAGCAAGACTCGCAGTAGTGTTCACTGGTGAACTCGGAATACCAGTACTCATCCTCAGACAAGTTCTCATTACACTGGCAGCACTGAGTATGATGACCACCAAGTATACCTTGGTAGACACTGGCATCAATCTCGCCACGTATGGCTACGACAAGATGATCACCCATATCATCTAGTGACTGCGGTGTCAAGTCTAGATACGGGCCGACAAAGCCATCGTCATACTCAACACGCTTGAGCTTGGCACCGATCCATGAAGCCTCATGACCAGTACGAGCGCCCATCTGTGCTAGGCGTTCCTCAATACAGTCAATGGCTTGCTCAGATACACCGTACACTGGCCCTGCATGTGGGACTTGTGGGATGATGTGGTCTTTGGTGTATACAACACAACGGCCAGCCACCAAGTCGTTTTGATCAAGGGCATAGACGATGGTAAAGTCACCACTTGCGTACGCCTCAGCAGGATGCATAGGAAGGTGGTCGAAGTCGTAACGCATACAGCTATGGGCAAGGTGCTTGCGGTATGGCGTAGTGTCGATGTTCTCGTTGGGTGATTGCTTACCTGCATAGGCATCTTTGAAATGCTCTGCTTCTTTGGATACATGTATTGTAAACTCACGGGGTGCGAACTCCTGTAGATACTCATCGTTGATGTGGATGATTGTCTTGTGGTCAAGCTCGGGGAACATCAGACTGAATGCACGAGCAGGTTTCATAGCAGTGACACGGTCATTGTCACGATGCTCAAGTGATTGCCACACAGAAATCTTAGGGTGAAACTTCTCAGAACGTCGAGGGCCGAAGGCACACAGACGGTATCTGATCTTGCAGGTGTTATGATTCTCATTGCCAAGTAAGGCGAGCATACGTTTCTCAAGCCATCTCTGCAACCGACTGTCTGGCATATCCCACATGTTGAGGTGACCCCATTCACCCCATGCACGAAGCACAGGGTCAGTCTCGTTGGTGTCCTCGGCATAGACTTTCTTGACAACAAAGCCGTTGAGGTGTGGGTGTACAACATAATGCTTGTCCTCACCAACCCACACATAACCTGCGGCGGGTTTGTTACCCTCGTTGTCAAAGAAAGACACAGGCTCAAAGCTGTACGGTTGGTACGGCTCAAGCACAAAGGGATAGTTACGTTCACGAAATGCGTCAACGTCTACAGTACGAATAGTATAAGCAACCATGTTAGTTCCTCCATTCTGGTTCCTCACCCCAACGCCACGTCAGGGCTATGTTACGTTCTTTCCACCTGTCGTTCATGTACATGCGGTATGCTTGGTGTACATCAGAAACGTCTGAGTAATCAACTCCACGTTCCATGTTACGGGCACAGTTTGCAAAGTCAGTCAAGTCCTCATCAGGAAATTGACCATACTCTGCGTAGTGTTGAAAGGCAGGGATCAGGTCAGCCGATTTGTGTGCGCCTGACTTCTGATTAAACAAGGCACTCATGTGCTTGATAAGCCACATGAAATTGCCACGAGTAGCCCTAGCCCATATACTGCATGGGTGGTTGAGATACGCCACACGGTATACAGGTAGGGATGTGTCAGGGCATAAAGTCCTGATTGCGGTGGACAACATCTGCGCAGATTCCAAGATCATCTTGTTCTTGCGTATGTCATCCAACCACAATGCTGACTGCTCTGGACATTCCGATAGAGCAAATATGTTCACAGGTCAAAAGCCTCCAATGTTGATTTGATTTCTTCTGACAACCCATGCAGGGTTGATGTTACCACAAGTTCCATTGCACTCAACTTGTATTCCAAGTCAGCAACCTTAGCCTTGAGATCACCGTTCTCAGCCTTAGTCATCACAAAGTTACGGCGTTCACGTTTTGTTACAGTTGGTTGCAAACCCTCGGTGTACAGGTTGTACCCACGAGACTTGTTACGATAGCCGAGAGTTCTACGCCACTTGAACAGTGTCGCACTAGTGATACTAAACTTAGCAGTAGTCTCCGCATGAGTGTGGTTGTCATAGTACTGACACACCTCATGTTTGAAGTTGATAGCATACTTGTCTGTACCTCTACCTTTGTTGAAACCTGCTTTTAGCGCCCACATAGATACATTTGATCTAGGTATTCCAAACTTCTGCATAGTTTCTTCCACATTATGTGTCTTGAAATACTCAACAACCTCTGCTCTGAACTCAGGTGAATACTTTGATTTACGACCCATTTTAACCTCCTACAGTTTTTGATTTGGGTTTACACTAAACTACGCACTTGCGCAGTCACACTATAGTCTGCACACACCCACCCACCAGTGAATGACATTTCATACAGACCAAAATTCGGATCGGCATCCTTGAGTTTGCCTACGCATTCCTCAAGGCTAGACCCGATCATCTGGACAGGTACATCCATCACACCATTGTGATACGACCCATCAAGAATGTAATAATTTGTTCCACGAATACCTAGTATTGCGCCATTTGCGAAAGCGAACAGTCTACCCATAGACCGTCTACGTCTTTCCCTTTTTTCCTTTTCTTCGTCCTTTTCCAGTTCCATCTTGCATTAACCTTTCCGCAACACCTTTGTGGGATGTGATGATGATAACTTTGCCGTCATCACCATACAACACCCACCTGTTGCCCGATTGTACTAGTCTCATAGATTATGCGGCAGCTTGTGTTGGCTTGGCAGATGCCATTGCTTGCACTTGTGCGAATGATACACCCATCTCTTTGGCCATTTTCGCCATGTAGGTGTGCAGCTGCTCAACACGTTGGTCATGTGTCTTTTCAGGCTTGTCCGCAGTCAGTACAGGGAATGCCGCCTTGAATGCATCGGACTTGATGCCCACCTTAGATGCAGCAAGAGTGCGGACACCTTCAAGTACATCGTGATTGAGGCCACCGTTTTTGCCCACCTTGCACGATGCTTTACCATCCTTGAAGGTAAACTTCACATCAGACAATGCGACCGCCAAGATACGTTTGAGGGGCGCACTGAATTGGGATAGCTTATACCCATCTTCAATCTTGTATGATCCGAACGACTTGCCATTGGTGAAGGCAATAAGGGCGTACATTGGCTTGTTATTCTTTTCACCAAATTGTTCGAGTGCATACTCTACCGCCTTGAAGAAACCATACTCTGCACCTCGTGCATTGCTTACCCATGCTTTTACATAATCAGTCATCTCATTTATCCTTTCATGCTTTGAGATTGCCTAACAATAAGACACACCATGCAGATGTGCCTTACACGTTAGGCAACGTGTAACCTAGGTGTTACAATCGGTGTTGAGCATGTCGCATTCAACACCCACCGTTCACGGTATCCTATGCTTATTGGCTATGGCCATCTCGAAAGATTTTTACTAGACCCTCAACTATATGTTGCGGCGTAGTGGTTATCGGTGCTATCAACACCCACCAAAAAGGCTTATGTTTGTATCGGATTGTATGTCTTAATTCGGACCGCATTGCTAAATCAATGTTGCCATCCTAGGGGGAAACCATACTGAAAACCCCTTTCCATTTTTTCGTGACTAGGTGCAAAATGTAGATGCATAAAACCATGATCGGGATGTCAAACCCTAGGCCTAATCCTAGCTGAAACCTGCGATGTCAAATAGCGTTGCCTTGGTACAATGCCCCTTGGCTAGTGGCGGTTAGGCTTTCGGCTAGTGGACAATGCTCTTTTCCGATCGCTTGAGACTAACCTAGCCCGTACCCAAAAGATATTCAAGGACTATAAAGGATAGGTAAAAACTATACCTTTGAGACTAAACCTATCCGAAAGTATAGGTACCCTTTTTCGTGGATAATAGCTCGTGCGCCTCTGCGTGTGCGTACATGCGGGTGCGCCCGTGTGCGTGTGCGGGTGTAACCCGAAAGTATCGTCAACAACTATTACGGATAGGGTGAACTATACCAAAGGATAGATGTTCTCATGTCAATAGACTATTTCGGATAGAAGTTAGCGGTTTGTTCTATGTTTGTTCTTTTTACCAACTGGTCAAAACTGGAACGAAAGTAGAACAAATAGAGGGTAAACAGTAGACAAATAGTGTCCAAATAGGGGGAACCGATCGCTCGCAGGTTACCCTACCTGATTTTTCCTTTCGGCGCTGTACGGGCCTATTTTCGGGGTCTAGGATAGGTGAAGGATAGGTTCACTATCCGTATTCCCCCGCAGTATATCCAAAGGGATAGGGTCAGCTATCCGAAAGGGTAGGACTACCCAATGGGATAGATCGTGTATATACCAAAGGATATACGTCTAGTACAAAGGGATAGGTAAGCTATACCAAAGGATAGGTCAGGTATCCATAGGGATAGGGTGGGTGGTGTATAAATATAATGAATTATCCAAGGGGATACATAACTTACCCCAAAGTGTTACAATGTAACAAAAAGTAGTACTTCGCCTATCCTTTTGGGTATATCATAATCCCCTATTGTATTATTTATCTAGTAATAACAGATAGTTAGCTACGACAAAAGTATTAATGCGCTATACTTTCGGATAACTCGACCTATCCATAGGGGGTGCATGGGCCACCCTGGGTATAGTCGTACGTATATATGCTCAATGACAGCGGGGGCCATTTTTCAAGCCTCACTTTTTGTTACAATTTGTAACATATTATGTGATCACATCGTGTTACCAAGTTATTTTTGTGATCACAAATTAAATATCAATAAAAATAAAAATATTTTTGCTTACCCCTTGACTCGGGGGCACGAAGTATTATATAATACATTAAGTATTATACCTAAAGTAACTTCGTGTAACCTTAAGTGCACTTAAAGTATCTATTAACTCTTATATATTTATAGTTATTATATACTTTAAGTACTACTTTAAGTACTATTTTTGGACGGACAAAGTTTTTTCTGTCGTCCCACATAAACTATTGACTTCAAATTTTCTCAGGGTATAACTATATGCAACGACGAAACATCTATTCCTCCGACAAAGTACTAGAAGAGTTCTACAAAGCCCTCGCAAGCAAAGACGAAGGCAGACTACGTAGGGTACACATACCAAGATCTGACGTATTCTACGTAAGGGAAGCTATTTTTCAAGACACTGGTGTTAAATATTCTCTAGATAGAGTAGAAAGAGCTATGTACCTTGAAGGAATGCTAAGTAAACACGATGTTTTTGAACCAGATAGAAAAAGAGATTGGGAATAAATGGTAGTAGATTTTGATGTAGACGGTGATGGAGTCATTACTGAAGCCGAAGTAGCCATGAAAGAACGTATGCTGGAAATTGAGCTACGTGAAGAGAAGGCTGAGTCCCAAAAGTTTATGGCTTGGGTAGCTATGGGTATGATGATCATCTTTACTATCTTCTTATTTACCCCGATGATGTCCGATTCTAGAGTAAATGCACTTGCTGACCTACTTGGTTTGTTCTATATTGCGCAAACTGGCGTAGTAGCTGCTTATATGGGCGCTACAGCGTACATGGCAGGTAAACCAATGGGTAATAAAACAGCAATGTCAAAGGATATGAGATAATGGCGTTTAGACTTTCACAAAGATCACTGGATAAACTAGACGGAGTCCACCCAGAGATGGTGGCCACAGTACAAAAAGCTATTGAGCTTACTGATGTGGACTTTGGGGTAACGTATGGTGTACGTACCTTAGAAGCTCAAAAGGAATTAGTAGCTACTGGCCGTTCTCAAACCATGAAATCTAAACATTTGATTCAAGGTGATGGGTATTCCCATGCTGTAGACCTTGTAGCTTACTTTGGTTCTAACGTTTCTTGGGAATTAAACGTATACGATAACATTTGTGATGCTATGGCTGAAGCAGCTAGGGAAGTCGGGTGTTCAATCAAGTGGGGAGCAGCCTGGTCAGAGGGAGATATCAGAACCTACCCAGGAACAGCAGAAGATGCTATGAATGCATACATTGATCTAAGACGTTCTCAAGGACGTAGACCTTTTATTGATGCACCACACTTTGAATTGATGGCGTAATGCGTTGGTTAGTGTTAACTCTACTTCTTTCTGGATGTGGATTAACCTCCTTACTTCCATTTGGTGGATCTGGTGGACCTACAGTTAATAGTAATGCACAAATAGGTGCAGAGAATAGGCAAGCTGCAGTGTCTGTAGAGCAGACTACATCAGCTGGTAGAGATATAATTCAAACAACAAAAGAAGTAGAAACTGGTAAAGTGGAAAACCTAGACATCACCAATACAAATATACCACCTTGGGTAATACTGCTACTGATCTTAGGTTGGTTATTACCTACCCCTACAGAAATAGGTAGATCTATTACGGATTTTGTGTTAAGATTGTTTGGACGTAAAGATAATCCTAAGTATGATAGATTTAAGTAAAGGAGTAGGGGTAATATAGCAAGCGTCCTGTGTTCCCCCTAATTATTTTATGGCAATACCTGAACGAGTAAAAAACAAAATGAAAGAGTTGGGACTTAAAGGTGTCAACAAACCTAAACGTACACCTGACCACCCAACTAAGTCCCACGTTGTTATGGCATCTGAAGGTGGTAGGTATAAATTAATTCGCTTTGGAGAGCAGGGTGCAAGCACTGCAGGTAAACCCAAAGCTGGTGAGTCGGACCGAATGAAAAAGAAACGTGCAAGTTTTAAAGCACGTCACTCAAAGAATATTGCTAAGGGTAAGATGTCTGCAGCTTACTGGGCAGACAAGGTAAAGTGGTAATGTGGGTAGGAATCTTATTAGTATGTTTTGATCCTATGGCATTATCCTGTAAGATTATAGCAAAACCAGAACCCTTCTACACTGAAGAAGCTTGTCTAGAAGAAGCAGGTAAAGTAGCCACTACAATAAGACAAGGTGGTGCTTATGCTACACCACACTGCCATAAGGTTGAAGGAGATAGTGCATAATGCCAGTCTACAAAGTAAAAGGTGGTTATCGTTGGGGTAAGACTGGTAAGGTCTATAAAACCAAAGCTGCTGCTGAAAGACAAGGTAAAGCTATCAGAGCCTCTGGCTACTCCAAAGGTGGAGACACTATCAATGCTGCTGGCAACTACACCAATCCAACAATGCGCCGTAAGCTTGTCCAACAAGTCAAGGCGGGTTCAAAAGGCGGCAAGCCTGGACAATGGTCTGCGAGAAAAGCCCAGATGGTTGCAAAACAATATAAAGCAAAAGGCGGGGGCTACAAATCATGAAGGCTCCCCAGAAGTCATTAAAGAAATGGACAAAGCAGAAGTGGCGCACAAAGAGTGGCAAGCCTAGTGCTAAGACTGGAGAACGGTACTTACCCGAGGCAGCAATTAAATCTTTGTCGTCTGCAGAATATGCAGCCACCACTAAAGCAAAACGTGAAGGTACAAAGGCTGGCAAACAGTTTGTAAAACAGCCAGATAAGATAGCAAAGAAAACAGCAAAGTTTAGAGCAGCAGAGGGTGGCATGGCTAAAGGTAAAACTAAATGTCCTAAGTGTAAAGGGGTAGGATGTTCTCATTGTGGTGGTAAAGGTTATCACACATCAACGAGTTCGGGATATAAACATGGTGGTCTAGTACATAGTACTGGCAAAATGAATACAGGCATTAGAGGATGTGGAGATAAATAATGGCTAAAGAATATAAAACAATCGCTGCTGCACAAAAAGCAGGATCAATGTACTTTACTGGTAAAGACGGCAAAAAGAAACTTGCTGTTACCAAAGAACAACTAGACGCTTGGAAAAAGCGTAACAAGGGTAAATTTACAGGTTCAGCACTTACTGCTTGGGCCAATGCTAAAGGTAAAGACATTGGTGGTAGTAAGCGTGACTCTTCTCCACGTCCTAAGCTACGTCCAGGTTCTGACTCTGCAGGTCCAGGAATGGGTGTAATGACTAAAGATGAAAAGAATGAAGTTGATGCAGCTAACAAAAGAAACCAAAAAACTAGAGAAGAAATGGGGAAACTCCCAGATCGTGCTGAAAAAACTAGAAAGCAGTATGAAAAAGATAAAGCTGCTAGTGAAGCAAAACGTGGCCCTTCTCCAGGACAAAAGTTCAATACTTGGTATGAAAAGAACGGTAGCAGCTACGGCACCATGAAAGAGGCTATGGAAGCTTACAAAAAGACCCTTAAGTCTGGTAACTCTAAAGGTGGTATGGCTAAGAAAAAATCAGGCTACTCTAAAGGTGGCATGGTTGATATGAGAAAGACAGGATTGTTTAAATGAGATTAGAAGGCGACAAGGTAATTGGTCCTCGTGGCGATGTCTTAGCTGAGAAAGTCTACGGAGAATGGCAGACAAAGGATGCTGCCGTTCTTGACTTTATTGCCAGTCAAGATAAGCCAAAGAAAAAACCAGCTAAGAAAAAAACTAAAGTAGAAGAAGAACTAGTAATGGAACGTGCTCGTGATGAGAACGGGCACTTTATTGCTGATGATCCCGATACTGAAGTAAATGAAGCTTGGGTAGTTAAGACGATCAAAAAAGCTGTTAAAGGTAAGAAGTAATGTCTTTTATGAATCAGGGCAAGCCAGCACGGATTAAGTCCGTGTATGGTCATAACTCAGGTACAACATACGAAAGTGTATATACATGCCCTGCTAATGCTGTAGCAGAAGTTACTTTTATCCACGTTGTAAATGGTGGTAGCTCTACTAACAGTGTTGAGGTAGAGTGGTACGTATCTGCTGACAACTATACATCACACTTCTTAAAGGGTAAGTCTATTAATGCTAGTGACTATGTTAATTTTACCGATATAGACTTAGTACTACAACCAGGTGATGAGATCAGAGTCACTCCGTCAAGTGCTGGTCACATTGACACAATCCTTACTGTAACAGAAACCTTTGTTCCTGTGGGATAACGGGGTTGCAATATTATCAATAGTGTAGTATAACTATGTGTGTATAACTAGTCTCTGTAAGCTGCAATGCAGCAATCTATGGAGACACACAATGAGAAAATTTTTTGAAAGACTAATCGAAGCACGTCAACGTCAAGCTAATCAACGTATTGCAGAAATGCATCTATGGAGAATGTCAGACCGTGAACTAAATGATATCGGAATTGGACGTGGCGATATTAAAAGAGTAGTACACGAAGGTGTGAAGTGAGTTCTTTGGGAGGAGACTCGTGGACCCAGTTACAATAATCAGTGGGGCCACAGTCGCCTTCAACGCACTTAAAAAAGGTTTTGCTATTGGCAAAGACCTGCAGGACATGTCAAGCCAGTTAACTCAATGGGCTGGCCACATGTCTGACTTAGGTCAAGCTGAAAAGCAAGTAAAGAACCCTCCGTGGTGGAAAACACTGGGTGGTTCTGTAGAAGCCGAAGCTATGGAAGTATTTGCAGCTAAACGTAAAGCTGAACAAATGCGTAAAGAGCTTAAGGACTACATTAGCTTTACTATGGGACCATCTGCTTGGGATGAGCTTGTAGCTACAGAAGCTAAGATAAGAAAACAAAAGAAAGAACAAGAGTACCGTAAAGCTGAGATGCAAGAAGCTATAATCACTTGGACAGTTACAAGTTTACTTTTAGCATTAGGATTTGGTACTTTAGGTTTTATAATGTATATGGTGGCATAATGGCTAGAAACTTAACAGAAAAACAACAGAAGTTCCTTGATGTGCTTTTTGAGGAAGCTGGGGGCAACTTAGTTACAGCTAAAAAGCTGGCTGGGTATGCAGATGCTGTTACTTCTAGACAAGTAGCAGAGCCACTTGCAGATGAGATTGCAGCACTGACTAAGAAGTTTATTGCTTCGTCTGCTACAAAAGCTGCATACTCTATGTTTGAAGTTATGAATAATCCTACAGATCTAGGGAATAAAGAAAAGATGGCAGCTGCAAAAGATGTCCTGGATCGTAGTGGCTTTACAAAGACAGAGAAAGTAGAAGTCTCTGCCGCAAGTCCACTGTTTATTCTGCCACAAAAAGATAATGAAGACGAATAAAACTTGGACGTTACCTAAGCCAGATTTTGTCGATGGTGAGTATGTCTGGAAACCTGTGGTAAGATTAGGTAGTCATGTACCATTTGGCTATAGACAAGACCCAGATGATCGTGATATACTATTACCAGTTCCAGAGGAACTAGAACTATTTGAGCTGGCTAAGAAACACCTTAGACGTTATAGCTACAGAGAAGTAGCTGGTTGGCTCAGTACACAATCTGGAAGATATATCTCCCACGTAGGTTTATACAAGAGAGTAAAACTTGAGCGAAAACGTAAGACAGAAGCTGCAACTCAACGCTACCTCGCCCAACGCTATAAAGAAGCCCTCGAAAAAGCGGAAAGGCTCGAAGGTAGACTCCTCGGTCAAAAAGAGTACACCAGCTCAACCGAAGCCTGAAGAGTTAGACTTTGAACAGGTTGCACAAGAAGTTATATTTGAGCCAAACGCTGGTCCACAAACTAGCTTCTTGGCTGCAACTGAACAGGAGGTTCTTTATGGAGGTGCTGCTGGTGGAGGGAAATCCTATGCAATGGTTGCCGACCCTGTACGCTACCTGGGGAACCCAAATGCGAGAATGCTTCTCGTACGCCGTAGTACAGAAGAACTTAGGGAACTTATATCGGTAAGCAAACAACTATATCCCAAGGCTATCCCTGGAATCAAGTTTATGGAAAGGGATAAAACTTGGGTAGCTCCATCAGGTGCTACATTGTGGATGTCATATCTTGATAGAGATGATGACGTTATGAGATACCAAGGTCAAGCTTTTAACTGGATTGGCTTTGACGAACTTACACAGTGGCCTACACCTTATGCATGGAACTATATGAGGTCACGTCTCCGTACTACTAAGGCATCAGGATTGCCACTGTATATGAGAGCAACAAGCAACCCTGGCGGCCCAGGGCATCAGTGGGTAAAGAGAACATTCATTGATCCTCAGACTCCAAACAAAGCGTTCCATGCTACTGATGAAAACGGAGATGTGATCACTTGGCCAAAAGGTCATAGCAGAGAGGGTGAGCCTCTGTTCAAACGTAAGTTTATTCCAGCCACCCTTTTTGATAACCCTTACCTTTCGGACGATGGACTTTATGAAGCCAACCTTTTATCTTTGCCTGAACACCAACGGAGACAGTTGCTTGAAGGTGACTGGGACATTAACGAAGGAGCAGCTTTCCCAGAGTTTAACCGAAACATCCACGTTGTTGACCCATACGACATACCAAGCAACTGGATACGTTTTAGAGCTTGCGACTACGGTTATGGTTCCCACACTGGAGTTCTTTGGTTTACTGTAGTTCCTGGATCAGAGCAGTTGGTAATTTACAGAGAACTGTATGTATCTAAGGTAACTGCTACAGACTTAGCAGATATTATCTTAGAGATAGAAGCAGAGTCAGGGGAGAAGATACGTTATGGAGTTCTTGACTCTTCTTTGTGGCATAATCGTGGTGATACTGGTCCTAGTCTCGCTGAACAGATGATTATGAAAGGTTGCAGATGGAGACCGTCAGATAGATCTAAAGGTTCTCGTGTAGCTGGTAAGAATGAAATACATAGACGCTTACAAGTAGATGAGTTTACAGAAGAGCCTAGGGTTGTGTTTTTTAGTAATTGCACTAACACCATAGCACAGATACCCAGTCTACCTCTTGATAAGAATAATCCAGAAGATGTAGACACCCATGCAGAGGATCACTTGTACGATGCTCTTAGATATGGTATAATGACAAGACCTCGTAGTAATGTGTTTGACTTTGATCCTGCAGCACAAAGAACAGGATTTCAAGCATCAGATCCCACTTTTGGATATTAAGGAAAAGATATGGAAGAAGAATTTGAAGATATGGCAATGGATTTAGATCAGGCTTCTGCTATTGAAGACGTAGCAGAAGATGATTATACAGATCCAGTCACAGGTCAAATCGTCCAGTTTGTAAGAGACAAGTTTAATAAAGCAGAGACAGCACGTCAGCTTGATGAAGAACGGTGGATCAAAGCTTACAGAAACTACAGGGGTATGTATGGATCTGACGTACAGTTTACTTCTACAGAAAAGTCCCGTATTTTTGTTAAAGTTACTAAGACAAAAACACTAGCTGCTTATGGACAGATTGCAGATGTTTTGTTTGGTGGCAACAAGTTTCCTCTTAGCATTGACCCTACTAAACTTCCAGAAGGTGTAGAAGAAACTGTAAACTTCGAAACAAACGAACAGCTACGTAAGGCAGTTGGCAACGACGAGATGGCTACCCTACTTCCTGGAGAAACTTATCCAGAGTTTAGAGAACGTCTAGCAGGATTGGCAAGTGTACTAGAACCTGTACTTGACGATGTTAAGTCTGGAACTTCTGGAAACCCATCTGCAGTACAGATGCACCCTGCAGAGATTGCCGCTAAGAAAATGGAAAAGAAAATCCATGATCAGCTAGAAGAATCTCATGCAAAGAAACACCTACGTGCAGCTGCATTTGAATGTGCATTGTTTGGTACAGGTGTAATGAAAGGACCGTTTGCGGTAGATAAAGAGTACCCTAACTGGTCAGATGAGGGGGAATACTCCCCAGTCTTTAAAACAATTCCACAAACTACTTCCGTATCTATCTGGAACTTCTATCCAGACCCAGATGCATCTACTATGGAAGAAGCAGAGTTTGTAGTTGAACGCCATAAGATGTCACGTTCACAGGTACGTGCACTTAAGAATCGTCCATACTTTCGTTCCAATGCTATTGATAACACCCTAAGCCTTGGTGAAAACTATCGCAAAGAGTGGTGGGAACAAGTAATGGAAGACAACTCAGAAGAGGATAAGGCTGACCGTTTTGAAGTCTTAGAGTTCTGGGGTTTTGTAGACAGAGAAATTATTGAAGATCAAGGGGTGGACATCCCCTCAGAATTAAAAAATGCAGATCAACTTAGTGTAAACATCTGGATTGCTAATGGACAAGTACTACGTTTGGTAATGAATCCATTTACTCCAGCTTACATTCCATACTTTGCTGCACCATATGAAATGAATCCATACAGTATTTTTGGCGTAGGTATCGCTGAAAACATGGATGACACACAAACACTTATGAATGGCTTTATGCGTATGGCAGTAGACAATGCTGCCTTATCAGGTAACTTACTTATTGAGGTAGACGAGACTAACCTCGTCCCAGGGCAAGACCTCTCCGTGTATCCAGGCAAAGTGTTTAGGAGACAGGGAGGGGCACCTGGTCAAGCTGTGTTTGGCACCAAGTTCCCTAATGTATCTAATGAAAATATGCAAATGTTTGATAAGGCTCGTGTACTGGCTGATGAAAGTACTGGCTTCCCTTCTTTTGCGCACGGTCAAACTGGCGTATCGGGTGTGGGTCGTACGGCATCTGGTATTAGTATGCTTATGTCTGCTGCTAATGGTTCTATACGAAACGTAGTAAAAAACATCGACGACTACTTACTGGCACCACTAGGTAAAGCTTTCTTTAACTTTAACATGCAGTTTGACTTTGATGAAGAAATCAAAGGCGACTTAGAAGTTAAAGCTCGTGGTACAGAGAGCTTGATGGCTAATGAAGTACGTAGCCAACGTTTGATGCAGTTCTTGCAAGTTGTACAGAACCCAGCACTAGCACCGTTTGCTCGTATGGATTATATTGTTCGTGAGATTGCTAAGTCTATGGATCTTGATCCAGATAAAGTTGGCAACAACATGGCAGAAGCTGCAGTACAAGCAGAGATACTAAAACAATTCCAAGCAGAGAATCCACCAGAACCACAACCAGGAGTTCCTGGTCCACCTGCAGCAGGGCCACAGGGCGCTCCTGCGGGGGCACAAGTGCAGGATACGCAAGGTAGCGGGGGTGGTACTATAGGAACGGGTACAGTGCCTACACCAGGAGAACAGGGCTTCTCAGGTAACACTGGCCCACAGGTACAATGAAACTCGTCGTGAATAATAGTATAAAACCTTTTGTAAATAATCCAGAACTGTACAATCCTTTTCTGGAAGAGATTGGAATCCGAATAGATAAGGTACACAAACGCCTTGAGCAGATTACAGATGTAGAAGAACTGTATCGTGCTCAGGGTGAAATACGTGTGCTTAGATCCTTATTACTTCTTAGGGAACATGTAAATGGCTAATGTTGGAGAAAAAACAGGTAAGAAAACACAAGCAGGTCGTGACGTATACAAAACTCCTGAAGGTGAAATGGTATCTGAAAAATCTACAACTTTTGAATATAAAGGTAAGTGGATTAATATTCCTACAATACACGATGGCAAACAATACTCTCAAGACCAACTAATAAACATGTTAGATAAGGGTTTAATTAAACCTACAAGTACTCATAATAAATTAGAAGAAGCTGTTAAAGCTGCAAAAAGTCGTAGCAAATCTCTCAAGTTTAATGAAGGTGGTTTAGCTGATCAGATGGACTCAATGCTACCTGCAGTAGATGATGACACTCGTTCTACGGAAGAGTATCTTGCAGATACTAAACCTATGGACATCAGCAGTGTTCCTGTTTTTCAAAGACCTATGGATGCCAGTGACAATGACCAGCTAGTTGGTGAAGATGATGCTGGTAACCCTGTATACCGTACTATGCTTGGAAACACGTATACTGTAAGACGTAGTCCAGATCAGAGAACAACTAGAACTAAAATACAAGAAGATGTATTACCTTCATTAAAAGACTGGTTGCAAAACCCTGTAGCACCTAGCCAAGAGCAAATCCTAAATATAGGTAAGGGTATTGCAGAGTCTGTGTATGACCTTGTAAGTATTCCTGGGGATTTAGTTACAGGGAAAAGATCAGCATCGGATATCACGTTAGGTGATGTTTACGACACTACAGGAATGATGGCTGTAGGTTCTGCGGCTTTTGGAGTTCCTGAAGGTGCATTACGTACCTTTGGCGGATCTGGGATGGAGCTAGATAGTGGAGAGCTTTCTAACTTTAAAAAAGCTAGAGAGCTTATGAAAGCAGAAATTAGTAATATTGATCCTAGTCAATATGACCAATTTTACTGGGCTAACAAAAAAGTTTGGGATGCAACTGGTTGGTATATTAACCCGAGTGATAAACAGTGGCGTTTTGAAATAGACGACAGCAAATCAAAAATTGACTGGGATAATGCTAATATTAGTGATGTCACTAGTAGTGAATTAAAAGAACATTTTGAAACTCTTCCTATTACAAAACCTGACAATGACAATGGTACTTTTAGTAGTCTAGGTAAAAAGGCAAGAACATTAAAGCTATCAGACTTTTTTACTCATGATAATTTATATAAGAGATATCCCTTTTTAAAAGATTTAGATACCGAGTTTTATAACGAAAAGGATAGTACCCTTGGTAGTTTTACACCTGGAACAAACTTAATAAAAATAAATGTAGGTAATGTGAAATCTTTAGATCAAAATGATCCTACATTTAGATCTACTTTGTTGCATGAAATACAGCACGCAATTCAATATCATGAGGGTTTTAGTCATGGGGCTAACTCAAGATATATTCCTGATGAAGTTACAAAAGACTTGGTGCAAAAATCTGAGGCTATCAAATCTGAAGCTAAAAATAACATTAGAAAAAATGCTGTAGATCTTTCAGCTAAACATGGATTTAACAACCTTTACGACTACTTTCCTTTACCAAGTGATTTAGATAAACTAGGTAAAAAAACTTACTATGATCTTATTGATGAAAACGAGGCTATGTTACTTGAAGAAAGTGGCATACAGCCAGGGTCTGAACTTTATACTCTAATAACTAATACAGCAGATCAGTATCGAAAATATGTAGATGGTGACGACATTACAAAAAACATGGAGTTTAAGTTCTATCTGGGTGCTGACGGTGAGATAGAATCTAGACTAGTTCAGGCAACACTTGAAGACCCTGCCTATCAAGGTACGTACCCCATTGATAGAGCAAATAAAATGTTAAACGAAAGAGACCCAGACAGGTATGATGAATTTGTAAATACCCCTGAATTTCGTGGAAAAGTTGGGGAGGGTGATACAAGAGTTCGTACACCTGACATTGGTGAAGCTGACGTATTTATAACTCCAGAAAAATCTTTCGTGGATTTTCTTCCTGAAGTAGACCCTAATAAACCTGGGTATAATATGGAGTTTACTACAAAGGATGAAATTAAAGCTAAGACAGAATTTGTAAGGCAGCTTTTTAAAGGTCAACCTAAGTTAAAAAAATTATTTAATATTAAACCAAGACAAAAGTTTACTTTAAATTATGAAGATGGTCCTTTAGAAGTAGAGTTTGGTCACTACAGTTTTAAATATATAGATAAGAAAAACCTTCGAGGAGAAGGTTCTATTATTATTGGCTCTGACTATGATAAAGTACAAATACCGACAGCTGTTGTTAAATATCCAGAAGGTAATTTTAAACAAATGTCTATAATGGAACTTATCAATAGGTCTAGTCTTGTTAAAGATTTTGACATACAAGATCTAAGAAAGACACAAAAAAGCCCTCCTGGATTTTTAACAAACCTTAGAAATAGATTTGGTTTAAAATCAACGGCATCTGCAGAGAGTGCAAACCCCACTCTTGAAGACTTTGGTTATTACGTAGATAACCCAGCTAAGTGGGGAAATACAGATTGGGCAAAGAACAAACAAGCCTCTGCAGAAAAGTATGCAAAAGAAGGTGGTAAGTCAGCTCAAAAACTTTTGTCAGGTCCGCAGACTGCATTTTTAGGTATCGACAATAAAAAACCTTTGTATCTTGATACTGAGTTTTTATCTACACTAAAAGGTGCTAACGACGAAGTTACGGACATGTCTAATCCGAAATATGTGGATTTAAAAAAGTCTGTAGAAGAAGAGGGGTTTGTACCTGATCAAAAAGGTAATAAGATTATGGTTGGTATCAACCATAAGGGTGAAGCATTTATTATGGAAGGTAACAATAGGGTTGCCATAGCAAAGGAATTTGGTGCACCTAGTGTCAAAGCCGAAGTAAGATACTACAATGGTGCTGAAGAAGTAGATGGACCTTACTCTCCACAAAATATTTTAAAATATGCAAGTCAAGCACCAAGACAATTTGCCGAAGGAGGCACAGTAGACATGAATCAACAAATGAGTTTTGCATTCGAGGACGGTGGTCTTCGTGACGATGGAATGATGAAAGACCCTGTGTCAGGTAACGAAGTACCTCCAGGATCTACAGCTAAAGAAGTACGTGATGATATTCCCGCACAATTATCTGAAGGAGAGTACGTAGTTCCTGCTGATGTCGTCAGATACTACGGTGTAAAATTCTTTGAGGATTTACGAGATGCTGCAAAAATGGGCTTGCAAGATATGGAAGCTCGTGGTAGAATTGGTGGTGAACCTGTTCCTGCTGGTGGTCCTATGAATGAGGATGATCTTACACCTGAAGAGTTAGCCGCCATTCAAGAGATGATGGGTATGTCTGAAGGTGGTACTGTTGCAGGTTTTGCTCCAGGTGGTCTTCAAACTGATCAAGATATTCTTGCTGCAGGTCAACAGGCACAACAAAATCAGTTTACAGGATTCCCATTAGGTGCTACAATATTTCCTAGAGCAGAGTCTGGAGAGATAGAGGCTGTCCCTACAACTCCTACTATTACTACTGAAGAAACTGCAGAGTCTTGTGCAGCTAAAGATATGGACTACGATCCAGCAACTAAAACTTGTGTACCTAGAGCAGTAGCAACAACAACACCTGCACCTTCTGATGATGATGACGGTCCGAGAGTAGAACCACCTAAGTGGCATGAAAAGTATGACTATGCCGATACAAACAAGCTTGTATCTCAATCACTAGCAACACTTGGTGTTGATTCGGGTACAGAAGAAAAAGAAACTCAAAACACTTTACAAAAGATTGCTGGCTCTATCGGTCAAGGTATTGGTAATATGCTTGAAGGTGGTATTTTAGGCGGTATTATTAGGCAACAAAAGGTTGCAGAAGTTGCAGCTAATGCTCAACTACTTAGAGCACAAGGTAAAACAAAAGAAGCTGAGATGCTAGAGGATGCTATAGACGGTTATAGAACTAAGCATGATATTGAGCCAGGTGGTTTCTTTGACTCTACAAAAACCCTTGCTAAACAATTAGCTGATAAGTATTCTGATATTACCTATGACGAAGAAAACGAGACTATCGTCAAACCAGGTAGTGTTATCGACCCAGCAAGACAAGAAGCTATAGATAAATCTAGACAAGCCGAAGCTGCTAAAAAAGCTGCCGCTGAAGCTGCTAAGGCAGCCCAAGAGCAAGCAGATGCTGCAGTATCTTCTTATGCAAGTCAAGCAGGTAAAAAACCTGCAGATGGTGGGGACTATAATAAACCTATTGTTACACAGAAGAGTATACAACAAACTAAAGATATTGTTTCTAAAGCTGCCGATAAAGCAGGTACAGCTAAAAACTTGCAAAGAACTACAGCTAAAATAAAAGACATTACATCAGGTAAAAATACCTCTGGACAAGTCGGGTTTAAATCTGGCGGTCTGATGAAAAAGAAAAAATAAATAAGGCTACCCAGCTACGGCTGGCCCCAACATAAGGAGAATATAATGCCTGAACTAACAGAAGTAGAAGCACCAAAGACAGCAGGATTTGTTGATCGAGGTTATAACTACGAACGCAAGCGTAAGCGTATTGAAGAAGAAGAAGAGGAGATTAAACGACTTGAAGCTGCTCAACGAGGAGAATCTACCGAAGAAGATGAACCTAAAGAAGAAGAAGCCGTCGAAGCGAAAGAGGCCGATACAGAAGTTGAAGAAGCAACGTTATCTCCAGAAGAAAGATCTTTTAAAAAACGATATGGTGATCTAAGACGCCATATGCAAGAAAAAGAAAAGGAATGGAACGAAAAGTTCGAAGCCTTTGAAAAACGCATGAAGAAGGATTCTATTGTCCCTCCTAAGTCTGATGAAGATATTGAAGAGTGGGCAAAAGAATACCCTGACGTAGCAGGTATCGTAGAAACTATTGCTGCTAAGAAAGCTCAAGAAATGTTTAGCAAAGCTGATGCTAGACTAAAAGAGTTAGATCAGGCACAAACAGAAGCACAACGAGTAAAAGCGGAGAATCAAATCCGTAAAGCTCACGAAGACTTTGATGATCTTCGAGCTTCCGATGAGTTTCATAACTGGGCTGAAGAACAGCCTAAGTGGGTACAAGATGCACTCTATGAAAATGCAGATGATCCTGCATCAGTAGTACGTGTCATTGATTTGTACAAAGTAGATAAAGGCCTTACTAAGACTGCAAAGAAAGAGAAGGCCAAAGAAGCAGCATCTACAATTACTCGACGTACTAAGACAGACGTAGATGTAGATGATGCTAATGACGTAATTCGTGAATCAGATGTAGCTAAAATGTCTGCAAAAGAGTTTGAAGCTAAGTCTGATGATATCAACAAGGCTATCCGTTCGGGTAAATTTGTTTACGATGTATCTGGCAATGCTAGATAAAACCTGTTGACAATACTTTAATCAACAGTATAACTATAGGCACAGAGACAAAAGCCTCTTTATGACTACCTTTTGTCTCAACCTAATTCATCAAAAAGTCTAAAACTAAAAAGAACCACCTGTTTAAGTATAGGCCCAGTAGGTATACGGTAGCGCAACTGTGATCCATCTGCACCCTAGAAAAGGAACAGCCTCTTTGTAGGTGTTTAGCTTTGTTAAGCCAAATATCATGGAGGATTTAATCATGGCTTTTGCATCAGCGTCAGGTTACACTAACCTGCCAAACGGGAACTTTTCTCCCGTAATTTATTCCAAAAAAGTACAGCTTGCTTTCCGCAAGTCTACTGTTGTTGGAGATATTACTAACTCTGATTATTTCGGTGAAATCGCAAACCAAGGTGACACTGTTAAAATCATTAAAGAACCTGAAATCTCAGTATCTGCATATGCTCGTGGCACAACAGTCGCTGCGCAGGATTTGACAGACACCGATTTCTCTCTAGTCGTCGATAAAGCGAACTACTTCGCCTTCAAGATGGACGACATCGAAGAAGCGCACTCACACGTAAACTTCATGGATCTTGCGACCAACCGTGCGGCATACCGCTTGGCTGACCAGCATGACCAAGAAGTTTTGGGTTACCTATCAGGTTACTCACAGTCAGCGTTGCATGGTGTTGCAGATACAGTTAACACAACTGTTAACGGTACTAAAGCAAACTCATCTGCAGGTTCAGACGAACTTCTAGCAGCTAACAAGTTGGATATGTCAGACTTTGGCAACATCACAACTACACCATCTTCTGGTACAACAGGTGACTCTATTCCTGTCGGTGCTCGTCTTCCAGGTGCAACAGCACTACCAACAGCTTACGTATCTCCAACAATGTTGGTTGCACGTATGGGCCGTTTGTTGGACGTTCAAAGCGTTGACAAAGCGGGTCGTTGGATTGTAATTTCACCAGAGATGATGGAAGTATTGATGGACGAAGATTCACGTCTATTGAATGCTGACTTCGGTGACTCAGGTGGATTGCGTAACGGACTAGTTCTAAACAACTGGAATGGTTTCCGTGTATACGTTTCAAACAACCTACCATCAGTCGGTACAGGTGCAGGTACTACAGGTACTACAGCACAAGACGACAACTATGGTGTGATTGTTGCTGGTCATGACTCAGCGGTTGCAACTGCCGAGCAGATCAACAAAACTGAAACATACCGTGACCCAGATTCATTTGCGGACATCGTTCGTGGTATGCACCTATACGGTCGTAAGATTCTGCGTCCAGAAGCTCTTGTAACAGCACGTTACAACCTAGCTTGATAACTGTAAACTTTGGGGCTGGCTCAATGCTGGCCCCATTGTACTTTAAAAAGAGGATATACTCATGGCAATTACTACAGCAATGTGTAACAGCTTTAAACAGGAATTACTGCAGGGTGAGCATGATTTAGACAACCACACATTGAAGGTTGCCTTGATTAAGGATACACCCACAGG